GGTCAGTGCAATTCGCACTGCATCCTTGCGGAATTCATCCGTTCTTCCCGTGCCCATAGTTCGTCTCCTTTGCTGCACATTATGCTATCAAAGGAGCGGCACCAAACCGCGACAGGTCCAAACAGCAATGCAGCTGATCGTAGCTGCTTTGCCCGCTGGCTGGCAGGCGACCTATTTCGTGAGCCACGTGATCCTGTACAAGGAAGATCGCCAGTACGCTCACGGGGTGCCGATCTAAGCCGCGCTGAGCTTATCTCGAACGCCTGTGGCGACGATCCGAGCCAATTGGCACGGGACGGCGTTGCCGAGCTGCCGCATCGTCTCCGTCCACGAGCCGTGGAACACCATGTCGTCGGGGAAGGTCTGCAGGCGAGCGCTCTCTCGGATCGTGAAATAGCGCACCGAGCCATCAGGCCTGCGCAGCATGTTCTCGCCTCCAGGAACACCGTGCACGCCCGCCTTCAGTGTCTTGCCGGGCTCGTCAAGTGGGCTTCCCGTGTGCCCCGGATAGGAGCGTGCACCGGGTTGAAACCGGTGGTCATGAAAGTCCAGCGCCGTGCTGGACGCATGTTCCGGATCCGGAAGGTCGGAGATCGCGTCGCGCACGGTCAGCCACGGTTCGTCCAGAGGCCGCTCAGCTATCTTCAAGGCCCGCGCCTGCGCCGCACCACCATCCGGCCGGTTCTTGCGAGAGACGCGGTGCAGGTCCCAATAGACCTCCTCGCGCCATTGCGACCAGAGCAGCGCGTCCCGCGAGTGGGTCGGCTTCGGAAAGTGCCACTCGATCTCGGTGTCGGCACGGAACCCGACGAGGAAGATGCGCTCACGCCGCTGGGGGACACCGTAGTTCGCCGAATTCAGTACCCGCATCACCACACGATAGTGCAGGCCCTTCTCGGTCCCCTTCGTGTGATGGTTCTCGAGGCGCGCGAGGTGTGCCAGCCATTCTTCTTCCCTCTTGGCAACAAGATCGGGATAGGTCAGCTGCAGTCGAATGTACTCGAGGTAATTCGCGAAACTGCTGCGCGTAAGCCCCTTCACGTTCTCGAAGATGAATGCCCTAGGTCGAAGCTCGCGCACGGCACGGATCGCCTGCGGGAACATGTCCCGGCTGTCGAGAAAGGCGCGGTGGCGTCCGCCCATCGAAAAAGGTTGGCAGGGCGGTCCGCCCGTAACGAGGTCGACGGAGCCGCCTACGGTCCCAAAATCGAACTGCCGCACATCACCCTCGTGAATCGGCCAGTGCGTAATTGGATCAAGACCGCGATCTTTGTTCTCGCGGAGAGTGTCGCACGCCCATCGGTCCCAGTCCATGACGGCCGCCGGGCGGAATCCTGCTTGGCTGACGCCGATTCCAAGCCCGCCTGCGCCCACGAACAGCTCGACCGATCTCATCATCCCAGGAACTCTCCGATCCTTGCCTGCAATTCCTCTCGGTTTTTTGTTTGGCATTCCCATATCACGAGGACGTCCCAACCGAGCTCTGCGAGCAGGACGATATTACGCTCGTCCCGTTTCCTATTTGTTTCCAGCTTCGGGCCCCAAAAGTCCAGCCTGGATTTCGGGAGTCTCGCCAGCGGGCACGCCGGATCTGGGTGTCGGTGCCAAAAACAGCCGTGCACGAAGAGTACCTTTCTTCGAGCCGGAAAGACTAGGTCAGGCTTCCCGGGCAGGTCATGACGATGAAGCCTGTAGCGATAGCCCATACCGTGGACCAGGCGGCGCACCAGCAGCTCCGGCTTGGTGTCTCGGCCGCGGACCCGGCTCATGCGCTCGCTTCGCTGTTCTGGCGTCAGTGTATCCACACGCGACCTTATAATGGCACGCAGAGTGGACCGACAAGAAGATCTTCCGAACTCAGACTAGTTAGTCCAACCAAATCAGGCGCTTGATGCCAATTTTGTCCGCCGCGCTTTCGACGACCGCGCGCTGGGTTGCCATCCCGAACTTTGCTGAAGATTCGGTCAGCACAACTGCAAAAGGCTCGCTTTTCTCGAAAGCACGCTCATGAAGGGCCATCAATGTTATCTTCCAGTCTGCCGCTTTGCTCCAAGCGATCTGGCGCCCATCGGGAAGAAGGCAGCCGTGCGGTTTTATGAAGGTCGCGCTGACCTCTGCACCCTCGTCAATCCCGAGCACCCGGAACACGCGTGCGGGGTTGGCTGAGGTCTCTCTAGTGTAGGACTTGAGGAGCGTATCCTTGATATAAACGCGAACTTTTCGCGGGTCCATGTACTGACCCAACCTTCCGCCAACAGTCTCCGTCTCGGTCCACACCGAGTAGTAACGCGACTTGTCGGCAGCCGAGAGCGCCGACCAGTTGAGCCGATCAGCTTCCGCCCAAAGGTGATCCTTGATTTCTTTTCGAACGCTCACTGGCACCCTCACTGCACACCCCCTGGCTGAGGCGCGGGTGGAAACTCAAACTGCGGAACTTCCAATTGCGCGTCACCCTCGCGTAAGATCAAATCGGCCTGATCCTTCATCCATTCGAGCATGAAATTTCCTGCCGACGCGTCGCGGAAATTGATGAGGTTGTGTCCGAGAGGCAGCCGTTCGATTGGACCTGCAGCCGCCTTTTCTAGTTCGATCACTTCCGCCACTCGACGCAGATCCGTCACGAAATCCATCACGATTACCTTGTCTTTGCCATGACTCAGGCGGAGCCCTCGCCCAAGCTGCTGAACAAAGATCCGACGGCTATGTGTCGCGCGCATGAAGACGATTAGATCGACATCGGGAACGTCGACGCCTTCGTTAAACAAGTCGACGCTGGACAGTACATCAATGTCCCCTCGTCGGAACATCGCCATTAGCCGATCGCGCTCGCGGGCTTCTTGCCTCGACGAAATAGACTCCGCGCGCAATCCGTAGCCACGAAGCGTGCCCGCGAAACTCTCAGCGTGATCAACCGTTGGAGAGAATACGATCCCACCCCGCCGCTTCTCGCCGCGGAAAGCCTCGACAATGTGCCTGGCCGCCTCATCGTCGCGAGTCGGCATCAAAAGCTTCTTGTTCAGTTGGTTTAGAGAATAGTTGTGCGAAGAGATTTCCTGTACGAACTCCCAGTCGACGTTGTCTGCTAGCAGTCGGTAATCGACCTCGCAAAGGTATTTCTGCCTCAGGCCGTCTGAGATACCGAGCCGAACAAGCGGCTTGCCCAACAGCTCATCGATGTCGAAACCGTCGCCGCGCCACGGCGTTGCCGTTGCTCCACCGACCATAGGTGGCTCAAGAGCAGCGAGCGCACGCCGAAAACTAGCGGATCCGATATGATGCGCCTCGTCGACAAGCACCAAGCCAAAATTTGGTAGATCATCGACACGTCCAATGATGCTTTGGACCGTCGCGAAAGTAATTCCGTCGTAGAAAGATGGAGTCTCATCGCCCGAAAGCATATGCGTTGGAACCCACTTGGGCAGCTGATGCCAAAATCCGAATTGTAGCTGTCGAATGAGCTCACGTTTGTCGGCGAGAACGAGCACCCGGTTTTCGCGAATGAGGCCATCACGATAAAGATCCGCGACAACTTCCGCCATTACCACGGTTTTGCCTAAACCCGTTGCAAGCACGACTTGAGCGCGACCCGTGTCCGTGAGGCCTTCGCGAAATCTATCGACTGCCTCTTGCTGATACGGCCTTAGATCCCTTCTCGATTTAGCGTACTCAGGGACTTCTTGAGCAAGGTGAGCAAGACGAGCTGGATCGAGCAATTCGACATTGATCCCTATCCGGCGGAAACGTTCGATTTCGGCTAGGACTCCACCACCGACCGCGCGTGAAGTCGCCAGAAGCATACGGTTGGCACCATAGTATGTTCCGGCGTCGACTACTTCTTGGACCGCATGCTTTGTCGGCGGGCCGGTCGTAGTGTGTTTGCACTGCACCACCCAAATCTCACCGTTTTTCACGCCAATGACATCTGCGCCTTTGTCGCCCGAACCGCCAACCACGCGCACATCATCGAAGCCTGCATGCATCAAAATTCTTGCAACATCGCGCTCAAACGCTTGCCATGGACCACGTAAGAGTCGCCTGTCGTCAAGAAAGTGCGTCATGCAGAGATCTCAACATCTGGCTTCAATAGCTCCAGAGACATCACAGCCCTTATGACCTCACTCCGTGAACTGCTGGCAAGATCTCCGCTGTCTTGCTTGGAGAGCCAAACAGCGTCGTCAATCAAAGCAAGATAACGCGACAAGACACCAGCGCGTGCTTCGGCGGTGATTTGCGAGTCTCCGTAATCAAGGTCAGCGTAAGGGGAATCCCAGAGCTTGCCGTCGAAGCAAAGGTCCGGTCGCTTCTCAACGGCAATCCGAACAATTTCGAGTGGCCCAGAAAGAAGGAAACTACCATTCACCGTGGCCTCGGAAGGTTTGATTTTTTTTGCTGCCAACGCGCGCATAACCGCAGTCTGCTCATCCACGCCTAAGTCGTTGAAGAGAGAAGCGCGTTCCTCCTCGGGACAAACCGAAACAAGACAACGAGCCACATCAACTAAAACCGACGTGGCACTATTGGGCAACGCCTTTAGGTCAAGAGCCGTTTCTTCCCCGTACGCGTCCCTAAAGTCCGCGAACAATTGAGCAAAGTCGGGCTCTTGGCTAGAATTGCGAGTCTGGTCCGCAGTCATATAAGCGAGATGTGCTAGGAGCGCGTCTCTTGGTGTCATTGTGATTGATTTAAAGGTTTTGTGTACAGGATTGAAAAGAAAATGATGGGTCTTCGTCGTCACGTCACCCATAATCATTGCCCATGGAGCATCTGCCGCTAAATCGGGGTCCTTGGAGTCGACCTCATATGCGACGACATTCCATTTCATGCCAGTACCGCCATGTTGATACCGGCGACTAAGGAGCGGCGCTTCTCGACGCTCCGGTGCTGCGGGTTTCTCTGGCTCGGGAGGCGTTGCCGGATCTGGATCAGGCGTATCGCCGCCGGATGTTGCGCCGCCGAGGAGGCCTGGCGGAAGTTGTCCATCGCCACCAGATGACGGTTCCTTGCCCCCAGTTGCTCGTCCGCCGGCGCCGTAGAGCAACTCACGGTCAGCGGCCTCAACGAGCTCCCACCATTTACTGTCGTCCTGATAGTCAGGATTGCCATCGTGGAAGGCGTTGACCATTTCGACGGCGCGAGCGTTGTCCTTGACGATCAAAATTCGTCCGTAGGCGCCTGCAGTCTTGGAATGAGGACTCGTCCGTCGGAAAGCTTTAAAAAGTCGAAAGAGCGGTGACTCATTTGGGCCATACCCAAGATCTTTAGCTTTTTCGGGTCGAAGCGGCCCCTCTCCTCGGATGACTCTATACATTTCATCCCATGTCGGGTCAGCGCGATCAAAACGATCCTTAGCATAGCTGACTCGGCAATGATCGATGTGGATCTCACCAACTATGCGACCTCGGTTTCGCTGATCATCAATTGGGTACTCCCGCTCTTCATTTTCCCCATCGCTCCAGGAAAAGAGATCCTTATTCCCAATCTCAATTTTTCGCCCATTCCGAACAAAATCGATACCGAACTCAGACTGGTCGAGATATCTCTGAATTCCCAGCCACCCCGTAACCTTACGTTTACGTTCGACTACAGAATTCGCCGTCTCGCAATTCGGACATGTTCCACCAACTTCCGCATCTACGAGCCAACTCATGCAATTGATGCAGTACAATCTGGCTGCGAGTTCATGATTGATGCTAATAACTGCCGGAATATTTGTTCCACCAGGCCCGGGAACAACCCGATCTTCATTCCACAGGCAGTGACGTCTCGCCTCGACACGCTTGTGGTTCACATACAGCTCGAAACTGATCGGAATTCCGTTCGGCCGAAGCATCGAAGAGTAAGCTTGGGCGAGCCGTTTGCGTATTGCCGTTTGATTCGCGTTTTTTGCGAGCCACTTTCTTTGCTCTGGCTTGAGCTGCTTGATCGTAATCTCGGTACCATGTTGATCGGGGTCCGCCTTTGCGCGCGACAAACGCGGAGTCCGAAAATGACGCTGCAGACGCAACTTGTCGAAATCAATCTGGAGACCGTGCCACTCACGCTCGCCTTTACGCGTAGTCCAAACTTCGGTGACAGAACCAAGGCGAGCCGTGGCGATGTTGAATCCCATTCCAAAAAGTCCAAGGCTATCGATTGGATTATTGCCTGACCACCCGGCGCGTACGGCGCGCTCCAGCATATCTGGTGTCATGCCGGGGCCATTATCGATGATCCGAAGCGTCGCACCAGATGAGTCCGCTTGCGGCAAGTGGACATCGACTTTCGCACCAGCGACCGAGTTTCCAGCACGCCCTTCTTTCAAAAATCCGTCAACTGCGTTGTCAACGAGTTCTGCTACGCAGCGCCACTGATCGATGTTGATCTCGCCAAGCATCGGCAATACGCGCGGATCGGGCTCGAGATTGAATTCGCTCGCTGACCGCGGATCGTTCACATCGATGCTCGCCATTACACTGATTCCCCATTAACCTTAGGATATTCTTCCAATATGTCTCCTTACGATATGGAGGCCTCAGGTTGAACACAAGCGAAGGAAGAAGACTTGAATGTAGGTACTCCAGTTCCCTCGACCTCGGAACTCGAAGACTACCTCGAGCGCATGCGGCCGACAGTAGACGAGACGATCGACAGGCTAGGTGCAACCCGCTTCCGGGAAGATCCCATCGCAGGTAGGAAGTACTCCCGTGCGACCTCGATCATCAGCTCAGCCTACAAACGACATGGCGCCATCCTTCAAAGGGCCTTGCTTGAGCGGCTTAAGGACTGCGCCAGATTGCGCGTTTGGACAGAGGACGACTTCAAGCTTTCACATGACACACTCCGCGAGGTCCGCATCGCGGAACGGCTAGACTCCTTGTTACAGGTGCACCTTCCGTACGGAGATCGGGAACGGTCCGTACGCGTCGACATCTTGGTATTCGACGAAGGACATCGCTCCCTAAACGCCTACAATGTCAAACGCGGCAACGGCTCATACGACGGCGGCAAGCGGCGCCTTATTCACGAAGAGCTCGTCCGCACCCAGATGCTTCTTCCCGATTATGGTCGCGGGATTGGGCTCTTCTCGGAGACGAGTAATGCTCACGTCATCTTCTACTACGGCCTTCTGTCGCTACCGCCGCCACTCGCGATCTCCGGTGACGATCTCGACGAGCATTTCCAATTTTCTGTCCACGAGGCAATCGAACTGGTGAACGCTTATTTCGTTGGACGGTTATCAGCGCTCATTGAGCAGGAAGACTAGCCCCATCAATGCTTTAGGTGGCTCCGTGCGCACGTTGTTCGATCCCCGAAAGCGTTTCGATCCCAGTACCATTTGAACAGATGAGACCAAGATCGGAAGCATTTCTGGTCGCACTCTTTTTCCTATTTTTTCAATGCCTTCGGACAAATTCACCAAACCGACGCAGGCAACAGGTCCGGAGAATATCGGCCCGCAGAGGACACTTTTGGGCATCCTGACTCAGGTGCGGTGAACAGCCCAACTTGCATAACCCTCGAAAATAACGAAAAAATCCGGCCGCAGCTGGATCGGGAGAACGCTTTCGCGGGGGCAAGTGGCGGAGACGAAGTCCGTCGCTTCGACTTCGCCAGACTATATTACCAATATAATTCAGTTACCTACAAAAATAACGCGCCGCAAAATGTGTTGCAACTTGTGTTGCAAAATCTGGTGGCGGCAGACCCGATTCCCGATAAACTCGGAAATGGAAACGCCCCCGGTTGGCTGACCGGGGGCGCTTAAGAAGTGGTGCGTCCAGAGGATGAATCTAACGCACCGAAACCCCACAGAAGAAAGGGCGCAAAATGCCTTCCAAAGATACAATTTTGAATGACAACCTGCAAGCCGCGCTGTTCCACGCGAAGGCCGGGCGGCCTGTCTTCCCTTGTGGTGCGGACAAGCGCCCGCTGGTGAAGTGGCGCGACCGGGCCACGACAAACCCGGCCCAGATTGAACGCTGGTGGAGCAAGTGGCCCGAAGCCATGCCCGGCCTGCCGATGGGGCGGGCGTCCGGGCTGGCCGTGCTGGACCTCGACAAGCGCCCGGACAAGGACGGGGCAGCGGCCTTGCGCGATCTGGGCTATGCGCCGGACTCGCTGTCTCCCTCCATCATCTCCACCCCGTCCGGTGGGCTGCACCTCTATTTCAAGTGGCCCGAAGGGCTGGGGAACTCCGCCGCCGGACTGCCCGCTGGCGTGGATGTGCGGGGTGATGGGGGCTATGTCATCGCGCCGGGCGCAGTGAACGGCAAAGGGGCCTATTCCGGCCACCTGACGCCCGATCTGCCCGACTGGCCGGAAGGGCTTCACCCGGCTCGCCCTGACGCGCTTGAAGGGGCCTCTGGCGAACGCGAGGGGCTTTCCCTTGCCGTGATCCGGGAAGCGGTCATGGCCCTGCCCAATGACGGGGACGCCTTCGCCAGCCGCGACGATTGGTTGAAGATCGTGGCCGCCGTTCACCATGAGACTGACGGCAGCGACGACGGCTTGGAACTGGTGCAGGAATGGAGCGCCCAGCACCCGACCTATGATGAAGGCGAGACCGAGTCCGTTTGGCAGTCCTTCCATCGTTCCGAAGGCCCGGTGCGGACCTTCGCCACGATCCGGGCCGAAGCCCGTCGGCACGGGTGGCATGATCCGATTTGGCAGGCTGAACGGGCGGCGGAGTTCGATTCCCTCTTTGACGCGCTTTGGACGCCCGAAGAACTGGTGGAGGCGGAGACCGCCGCGACGATTGACGAACTGGTGGGCGACCCCACCGCGATCAAGGCCAAGGCCGATCTGGACGCAATCACCGCGCAAGCCCGGCTTCGCTTCCTGTCGCCTTCGGAATGTGAGGGGATGCCCGCCCGTCGTTATGTCGTGAAGGGCCTTCTGGCCGAACGGGACGTGGGGTGCATCGTGGGGGCACCGGGCGCGGGCAAGTCCCTTCTGGCCCCGTTCCTTGGCTATGGGGTGGCGCGGGGTAATCGGGTCTTCGGCCACCGGACTCGGGCGGGCGGCGTCCTCTATGTTGCAGCCGAAGACGCCCACGGGATGCGCGGGCGAGTGACGGCCCTGAAGGACACCCACGGGGACACGGACGCCTTCCGTCTGGTGGAGGGCGTTTCGGACCTTCTGAACAGCCAAGTGGCAGGCAAGCCCAGCCCCCACCTTGCCGCGTTGCAAAAGGCGGTGAAGGCCCGCAAGCCCGCGCTGGTGGTGATTGATACCATCGCTATGGCCTTCCCCGGTTTGGAGGAAAACGACGCCCGCAGCATGGGCCTTGTCGTGCGCGCTGCCCGGTCCCTGACCAAGTGGGGCGCGGCGGTGCTGTTGATCCATCACGACACGAAGGACGGGCAGCAAGGACTCCCGCGTGGTCACTCCATCCTGAACGGGGCGCTGGACATGTCGCTTCACCTGAAGCGGGACGGCGGTGTGGTGACGGGCCGCCTGACCAAGAACCGGAACGGCACGACCGATCAAACCTTGGCCTTCACCGTGAAGACCGTGACGTTGGGCGAGGATGAAGACGGCGACCCGATCACCACGGCCATTTGCGAGGAGTCCGACGGGCCGGAACGTGCTGCCCCGAAACTGTCTGCCAGCGTGGCGGCAGCCCTTGCGATCTTCTATGAATTGCCCCAGCCCGTGACGGATGAGGATTGGCGGCAAGCCGTGATCGACTCCCGCACCGTGTCCGCTGCCGATGACCCGGATAGCCGTCGGAAGGCTTACAAGCGGGCCGTGGAAGACCTGACCCGCAAAGGCATTGTTGTGTTTGCTGACGGCAAATTCACTCTGGCGGCGGGCGACTGCGAAGACTTCACCGACGACATGGTGAAGGGGGCGCAATGACCACGGCGGCGCAAATCTCCACGGCGGTCAATTCTTCCGGGCCGTTCCAAGGCGGTCAAAACGCCGGGGCGGAATCCGTGCAGCCTTACCATTGGCAGCGGCAGGCGAACCCGGACACCGGACAAAACGGACGGACACGGACAATGACCGGACATGTCCGCCCCTGTCCGGCGGGCAATAGGTGTGCGGGACACCGGACGGACACGGACAAGCCCCTTAAGGGCTGTCCGTCTGTCCGGTCCGCACATGCCCCGGACATGCAGGCTTTAGGGGGAGAGCAAGAGAGACTTGACCACGGCGGCACGTTGACCGGGCAAGGGTCCTTCCCCGGTGGGTGGGATGCGGGGGACGCGGAGCCCCGATGTATTGCCCACCACGAAAATTTTGAAATCGAAAACCCGTTTTCCGCTGTGGCGGGATGATCGGGACAGTTGAGAGGCCATGAGCATGGAGAATTTGACCGATACCGAACTTGCCGAGATTGATGACCTGATCGGGATGCCCGAGACGCGGGCCGAAGACGGCAATCTGGTGAACGCTGCCGATCTGGCCGAATGGCTGGGCCTGACCCCCAACCGCGTTTCGGCGCTCGCCCGCGAAGGCGTCTTGCCCCGGAACCCCGACAAGCGGTTTCCGCTCCGCAAGGCGATCCGCGCCTATTGCGACCATGCCCGCGCTGGGGCGCAGGGCCGCCGCGTCGACTCCGAACTGGCCGCCGAGAAACTGCGCGCTGCAAAGGCCACCGCCGAGAAGCTGGAAATCCAGAACGCGAAAGCGAGGGGTGATCTTCTGGACGGCAAAGAGGTGGCGAACGCTTGGCGCTCTATCGTGACCGATCTGCGCGCCGCCGTGCTGGCCGTGCCGTCGCGGGTGGCCGGGCGGATGGGGATGGACCGCGCCACGACCGCCGCGCTGGATGCCGAAATCCGGGACGCTATGGAGGTGATTTCCGATGACCGTTGACCCCCGCCTTGCCCAGATACGCCGTGACGCCCTGCAAGCCTTCCGCCCGCCCGCGAAGCTGGCGCTGGCAGACTGGATTCAGGCGTCCGTTTTCCTGCCGTCCTCGATTGCCGCCCAGCCGGGGCGTATGCGGCTTTGGAAGCCCCAGATCGAAATCGCCAACTCCATCGGGGACGACACGGTGGAGCGCGTTTCCATCCTGAAATCCGCCCGCGTCGGGGCCACGCAACTCATGGTGGGGACCTTGGGGCATTTCGTGGAGAATGACCCCAGCCCGGTCCTTTGTGTCGTGCCTGCCGAGGCGGACGCGCGGCACCTCATGGTTTCGGTGATCGAACCGACCTTTCAAGAGTCGCCGTCGCTTCGGGCCGCCCTGTCGGAAGACACCGCCGGGCGCGACACTATGCTGCACCGCCGCTTTGCCGGGGGCAGCCTCTCCATCGTCTCCGCCCGCGCACCGCGCAACCTCCGCGCCCGCACGGCCCGGATTCTGTTCGCTGACGAAATTGACGCCTATGAACTGTCCGCCGGGACCGAAGGCGACCCCGTGGAACTGGCGATGCGCCGCACCATGACCTTCGGCAATCGCCGGATCGTGCTGGCCTCCACGCCCGTTGATGCCGAGACCAGCCGGATTTTGCGGGCCTATGAGCAAAGCGACCAGCGAGTCTTTGAAGTCCCGTGCCCGCATTGCGGCCAGTTCTCGGAAATCCTCTGGGCAGACATCAAATGGGACGCGGACAAGCCCGAGACGGCCCATTGGCGCTGCCCGACGTGCGAAGGCCGGGTGGAAGACCGGCACAAGGCCCAGATCGTCGCGGCGGGCCGCTGGCGGGCGCTCGCGCCCCATGTGGAGGGGCATAGAGGCTACAAACTGACTTCCCTGACCTCCACGCTGCCGAACGCGACATGGCCGAAGCTGGCGGCGGAGTTCCTTCAGGCTAAGCGGTCCCCCACGACCTTGAAGCCGTGGCTGAACACGGTTCTGGGCGAGGCGTGGCGCGGGGAAGGCGATGACCTGGACTCGACCGACTTCGCGGCCCTGCAACGGCCCTTCGGCATGGAAACCGTGCCCGAAGACGCGCTGGTGCTGACCGTGGGTGGGGACGTTCAAAAGGACCGCGTGGAACTGACCTACACGGGCTGGACGGCAGACGGAGACATGCGAGTCTTGGGTCATGTCCCGATCTGGGGCGACCCGACGGACGCCGAAACATGGGTGGAGGTGGAAGACACCTTGCGCCGCCAGTTCCGGCACCCGCTGGGGGGCGTGTTGAACGTGGACGCCGCCGTGATCGACTCCGGGAACTGGGCCGATCAAGTCTATGATTTCTGCCGCCCTCGCACGGCCCGCCGGGTCTTGCCCGGCAAAGGCGTGTCCGGCTTCAGCCGCCCGTCTCTGGCCTTCAGTTCATCCCGCAAGGTCCGGCTGGCTCTGATCGGAGTGGACGGTGTGAAACTTGCCCTGCACCAGCGCCTTGCCCACGGCGAAACGATCCTGTTTTCGGAAGACCTGTCCGGCGATTACTTCGACCAAATACGGGCAGAACGGCTGGTGACAAAGTTCAGCCGGGGCCGCGCCATGCGCGTCTGGGAAGTCATCTCGGGCCGCCGCAACGAGGCGTTAGACACCTTAGCCTATTCCTACGCTGCGCGGCAGCTTGTTGGGTTGGACATGAAGCGTCGGGAAAGCGATCTTATGCGCAAAGATGGGCCGAAAAAGGCCCCCGTTGTGGTCAAATCCGCGTGGCTCGGGCGAGATAGTTTAGGCGGATAGCAGGGAATTTGGTCTTTTCTCAGGCTTTGAGCGATGCACGTTGTATAGCTCACTCAATTGTCTCGCGGCTTCTTCAGCGGTTATTTCGCCACGGTAATGAGCTTCTCTGATACGCTTTGCAGCAATCATAATAGAATGGAGTCTCGATGAACCTTTCGTTGCACTCCTCTTTGTAACCTTGAGACCTCTAACATCTTCCGCGACAGCGGCCTTTCGTTCTCTTAGTTGTTTTCCCATTTTATCCTCTCAACACTGCTCTTGAATGTGATCGATTAGTGGCTCAACTGTAACTACTAAACGGTCAGATCGGTTCCCAAAGAATGCGTACGGTCTAGCGCAATCTATAGACACAAACCCTTTAATTCTTTCGGTCTTCGATGAGGCGATTGGTATGACCAAAATCGCCCGATAATTCCTTGATGATTGAGTTGGGCTAAACAAAGCTTCCTTTCCAAAGCTCTTTAGATCGTGCACCACGCGCGGCCCTAGCCCACTTTGGCAAGCAATGTGCCCGAACACTCTTTGCAAATTCCTTACTCCGCGTCCGATGGGCCTCTCGTTCCCACTGTTGCGGTGTTTGATTTTCATCGATGATGTGCTTCTCCCATCATACAGGGCAAGACTAACAGAAATTTCGCCTTTTGACGACCCAGTAACTACGCGCGCGTAACCCTCGATTACGCTGAGTGTCGCAGTTATCGACCCATCACGATCCGAAGCCGGGGTTGCCGAAGATTTCACTGAGTTAATCAGATCGCCGACGCGAACCCACAACTCAGCTGAAGCCACTTCTACAACGCTACTTTTGCGTTTTGCCCAAACTTCGAAAATTGTGTTCGCCGAGAAAACAACGAACAACAACGCGGTTGCGATTAAGGCTTCAGGTAGGGAGATCCGCGCATAGACAAAGTGCGCAATCGCCGGAGCGGTGGCCGACGCAACGAAACGAATGAACCAACTCATTGTTTTTAGCCATGAAATTTCTCGCAACCATTTGTTGTGCCTATAAAACAGAAAGCTGAGCCAAAGCCGTTTGAAAAATCCGGGCTCGCGTTCTTCTAGCCAAATAGTTACTTTTTCTTCGAAACTGCTCACAAAAATGCCTTTGCTTGCCAACTGAAAATTTCAGCCAGCATTAATCGCAAAATTGCTTATTCTGCAACCTAAACCGGCAGCGCCCCGCGACCATCCCGCAACGCAAGAACCTTGTTCAGCATGGCGGTAAAGCCCGTGTCGCGGGCCATATCGGCGTCAATCGCCTCGCAAATCTGATCGTCATCCCAAGACAGGCTGGCAAACTCGCCCGACCGGCGAACCCACTGGTGAACAAGCTGCTGGGCGACCTCTTGGCGCTTGGGATGAATCTCACCCGCAATGAACGGGGCAAACAGGCTGTGGGCGTTCCGGGTGTTGCGATCCACGTCTTTGATCCTTCTGAAATGGATGGGGCGGGCGAGGCCATGTCGAAACCCCGCCCGCCCCTTTGGCGTGTTGACGAATCCTCCATACCATCTTCCTGCAAGACGATGCAAGGATTCGTCGCGTATCTTAATCGACCGTCAAGCCAAATTTGACGTGATATTATAGACACTTGAGACGACTTGCTGCGAGATGATATTCAGGGATTCGTCAACTTAGGAGTCCCTGACAATGACCAGCACCGAAGACCGTGATCCTGAATATGGGGGTGTGTTCTTCATCCCTGAAGAAGCCCCCGACGAACTCGGAGTGACGACTGAACAGGCTGCCCGTGCGCTCGCCCATGTGGGCTTGGACGCGAAACAGGCCGCCAAGTTTCTCCGCAATCGGGTTGCCGACGGGTATGTGACGCCTTACGGACGCCGACGCTCTGACAAGCGCCGCAGCTATCTTTTCCGGGCTGAACAGGTCCTTGTCACCGCGATCTTGCACCGCCTTGCCGAATGTGGCCTGACTGGTGAGCCTATGGCCGCCGCCGGGCGTCATTTCTTGGGTTGGAACCTCAATGACCTTGACGGCCAAGAGCCGCCCGCGCCGAACCCCGCTGCGTGGGTTATGCGCGGCTATCTTCAAGGCCACCGCAACTTCGGCTTTGAACTCGCCACTATCCGCAACACGACAGGGCGGGGCGACCTGAAGTTCACGGCCCGCGTCCGCCATTACGATTTCGAGTCCAACAATTCGGTGGGCACGTCTTTCTGGAACCCCGGCGAAAGCTGGGAACGCCGTTCGCTCTGGGTCCTCGATCTGGACCAGATCCTTGAACACATCACCCGCGACAAACCCGTGGTGAACTAAGATGGCCTTTCCGTTCGTCTCTCGCCTGTTCAGCCGCCCGGCCAAGCCGCCGCAAACCCGCCGTTTTGACGGGGCCGCTGGTGGCCGTCGTGGCTTCGGCATGGGGACGTTCGGGCGGGTCAATTCCGAGGTTTCGGCAAGCGGGGCCACGCTTCGCAGCCGCGCCCGGTATCTCGCCAATAACAATCCGTGGCTTTCGCAGGCTGTGGCGAACTGGGTCGGGGCGCTTGTCGGGTCTGGTATCGTGCCGACCCCGAAACACCCGGACGCCACCACGCGCGCCGATGTGACCGCCGCCTTCCAAGGCTGGGCGGATAACGCGGACGCCGATGGCCGGACGGATTTTTGGGGCCTGCAAGCCGATGTGGCGCGCGGGCTGGTGATTGATGGCGAAGCCTTCCTTCACGTCCTGCCGGGCGAAGACGGGCCGCGTCTCCGTTTGCTGCCGCCGGAACTGGTGGACGAAAGCCTGACCCGTGAACTGGGCAACGGCACTGTGATTGTGCAGGGCGTGGAGTTCGACTCCGAGGGCCGCCGCGTTGCTTATCACGTCTTGCCCTATCGCCCCCATGACCAGTTCGCCAACTATGCGCCCCCGGTGCGCGTCCCTGCAGACGAAATCCTTCACGTTATGAAACCACTGGCCGCCGGACAGGTCCGGGGTGTGTCTTGGCTTGCCCCGGTGATCTTGTCCGCTTCCGACTTTGACCAGTTGTGTGACGCCCTGTTGATGGGGGTCAAGGTGGCCGCCATGCACTCCGCTTTCCTGATCGACCTGAACGGGACAGGTGGGGAACCCTATGACGGCACGGGCGAAGGCGGAATCCTCGAAACCGGGCTGGAACCGGGCACCATGAAGCGCCTGCCGACCGGGTATGACGTGAAGTTCAACACCCCCGGCCAGTTGACCGAAATCGGGGCCTTCCTTCGCCTTCAGCTTCAACAGTTGGCGGCGGGTCTCGGGCTGCCGGATCATTTGCTTTCCGGCGATCTGTCCAACGCGAACTATTCCAGCTTGCGCGCCGGGCTTTTGCCGTTCCGGCAACGGGTGGAGCAAATCCAATATGGGGTTCTTGTGCCCCAGTTCCTCGCGCCGATCTGGCGGCAGGTGGTGACGTTTACCGTCCTGTCCGGCGATCTGGCGGCCCCGGATTTCGAGTCCGCGCCGCGCGCCTATGGGACCGAATGGCTGCCGCCGAAGCCGATGCAGGTGGACCCGCTCAAAGACACGCAAGCGACCGTGGCCGAACTGGAAGCCGGGCTGACCTCGCGCCGCAAGGCCGTTGCGGAACGTGGCTGGGCGCTGGAAGACCTCGATTCCGAAATCGCCGCCGACCCGCGCCAGACGGCCCCGAAACAGGAGGCCGCCGAATGACGACCAGCCAACAGGAGCGCGACCGCGAAAAGTATCACCGGAAGCTGATCGAACGCGCCGGGGCCTCTGACGAAATCACCGGGCCGCGCCTGACCCTGAACCCGGCCAAGGCCGCCGTGATCGTGCTGCCGAAAGAAGGCCGCAAGCTGACGCCCCAAGACAAGGAATTTGAAACGTGGAAACGCAAGCTGTCCTGACCCGCCGGGCGGTCTTCGCCCCGGACACTTTCAACGCCGATGCGGGCACCGTGGAGGCCGTGATTTCGACCTTCGCCCCCGTGCAGCGCAAGGGCTTCATGGAGCGGCTGGACCCCGCCGGGCTGGATACGTCCCGCCTGATCGGTGCGCCCGTTCTGGACGGCCACCGCCAAGGCTCTGCCCGTGACGTGATCGGCACCATCACCGGGCACCGCATGGAAGACGGCAAGCTGGTGGCGACCATCCGTCTTTCAGGGGCAGCCGATGCCGCCCCGATTGTGGAGCGTATCCGCGAAGGAACCATCAAGGGCGTTTCCATCGGCTACCGCGTGACCCGCTGGGCCGAGTCCACCGATCCAAATTCCCGCGCTCGCGTTCGGACGGCGGCGGCGTGGTCTATTTCCGAAGTCTCCGCTGTCCCTATCCCTGCCGACCCCGGCAGCCAATTCCGAGGTGAATCCATGGAAAACGAAGACCTTCAGGTGGAGAACACCGAAGACAACACCACCGAAACCCGCGCGGCTATCCGCCAGATTTGCCGCTCCGCTGGCATGACGGCGGAACAGGCTGATGACATGATCGACCGTGATCTGACCATCACCGAAGCCCGCGCCGAAGCCTTTGAGGCGATGCAGCGCCGCACCCCGGCTCGTATCCGCACCGCCGCCCCGGCCAATGATGACCCCGCCGCGCTGCGCACCCGCCAGTCTGACGCCCTCGCGTTCCGCATGGCTGGGGGCGAACTGCCCGATGCCTCGCGCGAGTTCGTCAATATGTCGCTCCGCGATATGGCCGCCGATGCCCTTACGCGGGCGGGCGAGTCCACCCGTGGCCTTTCGGCGGATGAACTGTTCCAGCGCGCCGCCGCGCATGGCACCAGCGACTTCCCGCTTCTGGTCTCCAATGCGATGGGCAAAGTCGCCCTGGACTCGTATCGCGCCGCCGAAAGCCCGCTGAAGGCGCTGGCTCGCCAGCGGACGCTTCCGAACTTCAAGGAAAGCACCAGCATTCGCCTTGGCGAGATGGGCCGTCTTGAGGAAATGACGGAACACGGCGAGTTCAAAGCGACCAGCCGTGCTGAAGCTGGTGAGAAAATGGCCCTGAAGACCTTCGGGCGGGCGATCAATGTCAGCCGCAAACTGTTGATCGACGATGACCTGAACATGCTGGGCGATATGACGGCGGCAATTGGTGCGGCGGCGGCCCAGACCGAAGCCGAAGAACTGGTGGCGACCTTCATCGGCAACCCCGACCTGTCCGACGGCACGGCTGTTTTCGCCACTGGGCGTGGCAACATGGCGGCGGCGGGTGCTGACATCACCGAAACGTCTCTGGACGCGGCCCGGCTCGCCATGCGCGGCGTGAAGGGTCTCGACGGCAAGACCATCATCGGCGTGACCCCGCGCTATCTGGTGATCGGCCCCGAACTGGAAACCAAAGCCGAAAAGCTGTTGGCCGCGATCTACGCCGCGACCACGGATGACGTGCAGCCGATCAAGCTGAAGCTGGTGGTGGAACCCCGGATCACGGGCACCGGCTGGTATGTCATGGCCGATCCGGCGGCGGTCCCGTCGCTTCAGTTCGCCCATCTGTCGTCTGCGCAGGGCGTCCAGATTCAGCGTCAGGAAGCGTGGACCACGCTCGGGATGCAGTATCGCGCGTTCCTCGACTTCGGCACGGGCTGGGCTGACTGGCGCGGCGCTTACTACAACGAAGGCGCGTAATATGGCGACCGTGGCCGAACTTCAGAAAATGCGGGCGGACCTTTTGGCCGCCCGTGCTGGCGGCGTCCGGCGCTTCCGGGACCAGAACGGGGAGGAAGTGGAATACCGCTCCGACTCCGAGATGGCCCGCGCGCTGGCCGCTCTTGATGCGGAAATCGCAGCCCAGACGGCCCGGCCTGCCTCCACCATCTACTTCAATATGAGCAAGGGAATCTGACCCATGAAGAACTACGTCCAACCCGGTGAGAATATCACCATCACCGCGACCGCCGCCGCCACGTCCGGCCAAGGCGTCCTTGTCGGCAACCTCTTTGGCATTGCTGCCGGGAATGCCGAGATCGGGGACTCCCTCGACCTTGTGACCGTTGGTGTTTTCGACATGCCGAAAGTCTCGACCGACGTTCTGGCCGTGGGCGATTTCGTCTATTGGGACGATACCGCCAAGCTGGCGACCGCCGATGACGATACTGGCAACAATGAACTGATCGGCCTTGCCGTCACCGCCGCCGCCAACCCGTCGGGCACCGTCAACGTGCGTCTGAACGGGTGATCCAATGCGGGCGGCCACCACCATGCAAACGGACTTGGAGCGCCTTCGGGCGGCTCTTGAGACCGTTGCCAAGCTGGTGGTGGCCGATCCCGTCTATGCGCCGATTTTCAGCCGCCTAGAGGCCGAAATCGCGCAAGAGGAAGCCTTGCTGGCGAATGACGTGGTGGCCCGCGCTCGCGCGGTTGCCGCTCAAAGCGCCACCCGCTGAATCAGGTCCCGAACGTGGGCCAGCGAAGCCCCCTTGCCGTAACGCTCACGATCAAGGGCGTGGCCGAAAAGGTCGCGCCTGATCCGTTCATCTATGCCCGCCGCCAAAAGTCGATCTTCAAAGCTATGCCGCAACCCGTAGAGAGAATGTCCCGGCGTCTCCATGAGACCATTGGCGCGAAGGTATTTGTTCACCGTCGCGGACAGGCTGGCGGACGTGGTGCGGTATTTGGGGAACCCCTTGGGGCAGGCTTTGAAAGCGTCCAGCGACACGCCCACCAGCGGAATGACGCGACGGGCGTTGCGGGTCTTCAACTGCCTATCGACCGGCTCAATGGAGATATGGGGCACGGGGGCGTCCAGATGGATTTGCGCGCCCGTCAGGGACGCCAGTTCGCTGGGCCGCGCGCCCGTGTTCACCATCGCCAAGAGGATGCACCGGGCGTCCTTGTTCAGCCCGTCCAGCGCGCCGGGCTTCAAGAGGTGGTCCTTGATCCAGCTTTCCGAGAAGGGCGGGCGCTGGCGCGCTTCGCCTTCCTTGAAGGACAGATCGGACAGGGGCAGCACCAGCCCGAGGCGCTTCATCTTGTTCACCGTCTTCAACACGTCCCCGAGGTGAATCAGGTCCTTGTTCGCGCTGTTCGGGGTGAGGTTGTCGGACTCCAGCTTTTCAAGCCACCAGCCCCGGA